GTAACATTTAATCAAAAAGTTAAAGATATCAATGACTTATCCACTAGCATTACTAGGTCTAAAACAGATGTTGATAGAGAAATTGCCAGTATTAAAAAACTTGAAAAAGAAATAGCTGATCTTAAAGAACATAAATGTTATGCTTGTGGTCAAGAGTTACATGACGAGAAACACGAAGAAGTACTTACAGCAAAAGAAAAACATCTAATAGAAGCTAATAAAGAACACGATGGTCACGTTGAATTACTTGGAGAGTTAGAAAAAACATTAAAGGAAATTGGACCAGCAGGTGATAAACCTAAAACATACTATCCAACAGAGCAAGATGCTTTTGAACATAAGAACTCTTTAACTACACTAGATGCACAGCTAGAAAGTAAACAAGACGAAGAAGACCCTTATGAAGAACAAATTGAAGAAATGGAGACTACTAGCATTGACGAAGTAGACTTCAGTGCAATGAATGATCTTGATAAACTTAGAGATCATCAAGAATTCCTACAAAAACTGTTAACTAACAAAGACAGTTTTATTAGAAAAAGAATAATTGATCAAAATCTTAGCTATCTGAACGCTAGACTAAGTCAGTACTTAGAAAGAATCGGACTGCCACACACAGTCACCTTCCTTAGCGATCTTTCTGTAGAAATTACTGAACTAGGACGTGAACTAGATTTTGACAATTTAAGTAGAGGCGAACGTAATAGATTAATCTTGTCACTGTCATGGGCATTTAGAGATGTCTACGAGAGCCTCTACGACCCTATAAACTTATTGTTCATTGATGAATTGATTGATTCAGGTATGGATGCTAGTGGTGTTGAAAGTGCTTTAGCTATACTTAAAAAGATGTCACGTGAACATAAGAAATCAATCTGGTTAGTATCGCACAAAGACGAACTGAGTAGTCGTGTTAATAACATACTAACCGTAACAAAAGAAAATGGCTTTACTACGTACGGTACAGACGTAGATTCGGTATAAAATTTTCCAGGGGGTAGCATACCTGACTAAATGTATTATGCTACACAATTCTAATAAAGGAACTATATTGTCATACGAAAATCCCTGGATGTATCAGGACAAAATCTTTGATACCGAAGATATTGGGGATGACTATGGTTTCGTTTATAGAATTACTAACACAACAAACGGGCATGACTATGTTGGGAAGAAGTTTTTCTGGACAGTAAAGAAACGCCCACCACTGAAAGGCAAGAAAAATAAAAGAAGATCAACTGTTGAAACGGACTGGAAGACCTACTGGGGATCTAGTGACCGTTTGACCCGCGATATAGAAAACTTAGGCAAAGACAAATTCACAAGAGAAATAATCCACTTATGTAAGGCAAGAGGTGAAACAAATTACATGGAAGCCTATTATCAGTTTAAAGAAAATGTATTACTACGTGATAACAATTACAATGGTATTATAAACATTAGACTTGGTATTGGCAGTGTAAAGAATATATTAATAGAAGATTTAACAAAATAGTCAATGATGCAGACTTGTTCTGTATCCTGAGGAGATCGTAGGCAACACCTACGTGGAACGTGTAGACTAGACTACACACAGGATGACGCAGTAAAAAATAGGTTTAAAAACCAAATGATGTAGGCTCTGAGAAAAAGCAACCTACGTGACTTTGATAGTTGGCTAATTACGGCTATCATTGCATCCGCCAGATGAAGCTAGAATAGGGGGTACCGGCTGACCGCCTCCGTGTAGAAATACAATTTCTTTTAATTAGTATGTGCGTAAGACTCAGATAAAGTGTCTTTCATACTTTGCCTTGTGTAGGTGAAGTATGGCTGAAAGATCTAGATAAAGCACGAAAGAACATACAGTTATTAAATTAATCAAATTAAATTTATTCTGAAAAACAACTTCGAGCGTAAGCGAAGAAGTTAGATGTCGTAGACATCTTTAATACGCCTAAAGAACTATAGAACATAATCTTTATTATGTGATATCCATGACTTAACGTTCTGTTAGGTTATCTCTGATTGTGGATCCAAAAAAAAGCACCCCTAAAGGTGCCTTCTTTTTAATTCTGTGGAAATGGTGTAAGGATATTCTCTTACTTCTTATTCCAAATTGTGTATAAAACCCATACTGCGATTAAACCTACTAAGCCTTCAGCTCCTAAAGATTTAACAACACCAGTTACGTTACCGATAACGTTAACTTCTGGAAAAAACGGTATGTTACCTACACCAAGTAGTTCTAATACGATAAACATCGCCATTAGTGATACAGCTACATCAGCAATAGATGAACTCCATTTCTTTATGTTATTTAATACTTCCATTTTATTTCCTCCTGGGATTTGATTCCCGTTTTGTTACGACTTAGTAATACATTATTGTCATACTAAGTATTGTCACTGTGCTAATATTTTACACAGTATCTAGTATTTAGGCCATTAAATCGATGTAATAAACACAGTTATTAAGAGTGTATTACTCTAGATAACTATACACGATTTTTAATCCTAAATAATATATTAACAGATTTGCTAATATTTGTCAACCTAATAGAAAGGCATTTTGGTTTTTTTGGTAGTTTCTAAATTTTCTTTGATTATAGCACTAATGATTGCTCTTTCCTCTGTACTAAGCCCCATACTTTCAGTATAGCTTAATCCTCCACGCATGTACCAGGCTAGTTTTAATGATTCAGTTTTGATGTTTTTTACGTCTTTTTCTAAACCGTCTACTAGTTCAGCAATTTGGTCAGGACTTAAGGCCAGGAGCCTTATTCGAAAAAATTTGACATATCCATAGTGAATGGTTGAGTGTACTCTTTCAGACACTTTTCATCACTACATTTAATCTTTAAAGGTTCCATTTCGGTTTTTGCTCTAAGATCAGCTAGATGATCACGTATACGATTAAAAACGTCTCGGTTAGCGTTGACCATAAACTCTTTGATATGGGCAGGATTGGATACTGGTTGTCCTTCGACATTGATCATTGAAATACTGTTTGCTATTGCGTCTAGAGATAACTCTGTAATCTTATTCAATGCTGTACTCATTGCTGATAATTTTTCTTCTTCTGTTGCACCTTCTTGATTCTCTAATATCTGCAAAGTCTTTTGTTGTTCAAATTGTACTTTAGCTGTGTCATTAATCTCGTGATAGTTTAACGGTTTAAAGTAAACTTCAAGATCACCTAGCTGTACACCTTTAGAATAGTCCGGACTTTGGAACTTGTCAACAACAGTTCTTAAGTCTAATGTGTAATCTTGTACTTCTTCACAATGCGGACAAGTCACAGTCATTTCCATATCGTGTCCGTAACTGGCAATTTTAATTGAAGTTAACAATAGATCAACGTCAGTTTGCGGTATAGCCCACGGGTCTTTGATGTTTGGTACACAACTCTTAAAGATCTGCATCACAGCAGAGCCGTTAAACAGTGCGTCTGGAGTTCTTGCCATAATTTCATCCATTGCTGTCATTGGATATATAGGTATCTCTCCGTTTTGAGGCATATCTAATGTACCCTCTGGATAGAACTGACCACCACTAGGCAATTTGATATAAATTGCAGGCTGTCTAAAGTATTTCTGTAAAGGGTTATTTTCAGTCATTTTTAATTACCATAAATAGTATAATATACAATATTACTTATAACAGTATAAAACCAGGAAAAAATAAATGGCATTCGAAGATGATTATGATCCCAGACTGATGCGAGAATTTATGTCGCAAATGCAAGCTAGCGGCAAAATAACCGAAGAGCTTAATGACGAGATAAAACAGTCTAATACCAGTTTTGCTAAATTGCGAAAAGAAGGACTAGCATCAGCAGGACAAGGGCTTAAAGATATAGCAAGCGGCAGTAAAGACCTAGCCACAGGACTCATTGGAGGTAAACGTGGGTTTGATAGCCTTAATCCAGCAATTGATTTAGCCGCAAATGCTTTAACTTCGATGACTAGTTTTATTCCAGTAATTGGTAAGGCAGTCGAAGGAGGCGCAAAGTTAGTAGCCGAAGGCTCAAAACTAATGCTAAGCCAATTACAAGGACAAGTTGATGCATTTCAATCAATTGGTGAAGTTGGTGGATTAACTGCTGACGGATTAACAGGACTACAACGTCAATTCTTAGCGTCTGGACTTACTCTAGAAAGCTATACCAAAGCAGTACAGAACTCATCACAAACACTGGCAAGATTTAGGGGATTAACCGGAGATGGAGCAGAAGACTTTAGCATAATTGTTGGAAAGTTAACACAGAGCACTGATTTAGGATTAAGAAGGATAGGACTGAGTGCAGATCAAATGGGCGAAAGTGCAGAAGCATTCTTAAGTCGACAAACCAGATTAGGATTATCACAAGGACTAAGCAATCAAATACTAGCACAGTCAACGACCACATACATTAAAGAATTAGACATATTGTCTAAGGTAACAGGACTAAACAGAAAAACTATCCAGGATCAACAAGATCAAGCACTAAATGAAAGCAGATTTGCCTCAAAGTTGAACTCAATGAAAGGTACCGCTGACGAAAAAAATATCAGTTCCCTTCAGAATTTTGATTCGGCCGTTACCGGCCTTTCCGCAAGTGTTGGTAGAGGGATGAGAGACCTATCTAGTTTTGGTGCGGCTACCACTGCTGAGGCAAAAGCCATTGAAGCGGCAACAGGGGGCCAAGCTAGTAAAATTAGTCAACTCGTAGAGACTGGCAAAATAGACGAAATAGAAGGTACGAAACGGCTCGTTGCGGCAATTAACGCAAACATAGAGCAAATTCAATTTGCAGGTCGAACCTTAGGTAGTGAATCTATCTTTGGAGATGTTGCTGGATTGATTAGAGTCGCTAATACTCAATTTGGCGAAAATGGCAAGATTTTAGCAAAATCCACCAAAGCACAACAAGATCAAATTAAAGGATCCGACGGCTTAACAGATTCAGCAGTTGCTACACAACAAGCACTAGAAAGAGCTCAGAGGAATCTGTCAGCTCTATTCTTTAAAGCAATGCCTGGAGCAACAGATGTAGTTGACAAATTCACTGGTGCTATGAACGAAGGTATTATAAATGCAACAGCACTATTTGATCCAGAACTTGCTCAAAAAATGAATAAAGAATATTTCGAAAGGACCGGTAACGCTGTTGACCTAGGTCTAGGTGAAGCAATGAACAAGTTAGATGCTAAATTATCAATGGATAGAATGTCAGGAGTACAGCAAGTTACATCAGATGACTTAATATCAGCACTAACAGGAATGGGCATCGATACTCTCAAAGAAGGACATGCACAGGACTTTGCTAGACAGCACGGTCTCGAAGCCACTAGAAAAGCATACACTGGAGACAGGGATAGAAGTGTTAAAGAAGTGTTTGGTCTTAAAGGATATATGTTTGAAGGTTCTATAGACTTACCAATAAGCGAAATGCTCAAACTAGAAGCAGGCGATGGGATAAAAAGTAGACCTTTCCAACCAAATAATAATCTTGAGTTGACTGGTATGATTGGCAAGATTAAAGACACTATTAGCAACGTAATACCAGGACCAAACATTGAAAACGGTATTACTAATACTGTAAGCAAAGCGATGCTTGCTGGCCAAAGAGATTTAGCGTCGGGCTTTATAGCAACTGAAGCGGCA